TGGCAGAAATCAACGCCTCAGCCCAGATCATTCCCGCTCTTGCTCAGATGGCGGGGACTCAAGCGACGGCAACCGGCGGAGCAGCTCAAGAATTCCTGCGTAGCTATCTCGCACGCCCTGATTTCCAACAATCTCTTAGTACAATTGGAACAGGGAAATAGAGAAGATGTCGACTTCATTTTTTGATACTGCAGAAGGACGGGCACTTCGAGCTCTTCCTCAAATTTTTGGAAGGTTGACCAAGCCTTTTGAGGCTCCTGGTGAAATTAATCGGTTAGCCCAAAAAATGGCTGGGCAGCAAGCCCAAACTCCGGTTACTACAGAAGCCGAAAAGCTGGCCAGGGAACAGGAGCAGAGGGCCAAGGAAGCGGAGGAGGCGGCTGCTAAGGGCCAACAGCGCACGCAACAAGCAGAACAAGCTGGTCAACAGCAACGAGGACAGGCTCAGACCGGAACCTTTGGGGCTCAAGAGCAGTATTTAAATATTCTCCGAGATCTGCTCGAGCAGTCGGTTGACCCGGTAATACTTCAGCGAAGAGCTGACATTGACGCTGATCTTTATGCGCGTCAAGTAAAAGCCGCTAACCAAGCGGCGATGGAGCAGACGCGTGAGCTGACTCAGCGAGCTCTTGAGCGCGACACTATTAACGCCTGGTCGAACATCACTCAGAAACAGATCGACCGCGACACCCAGCTTGCTGTGGGCATGATGAGCCTCAGTGCAACGCTGGGTATGCCTAACCCTAATGTTCTTCAGGGCATGGCTTCCGCAGGTGCGAGTGCTGCTCGTGCTTATTCACCGATCAAGGCTCTGTACTGATCATGGTTCTTCCTGCTATTGCTGGAACGCTTTTAACCGGAGTTGGGGCTGGCGCCGCCAGTAGTCTTTTAGATGGCCTATTCGGCGGCGGGGGAGGAGGCTCCTCATCTTCTGACTACTACTCGCAGTATGGCGCTTTGGCCGCTCAGCTGAATAACCCTCTCACTGCAGCCATGAACGGGCTCGCAGTGCTACAGGGTTCTCTTGGAGGTGCTCTCGGTCTCGAGGGTTCTACTATTGCTAACGCTCAGTTGGGCGTCCTGAAAGAAGCCCTAAATCGCGCTGAGAAGGCAACTACGGCTCAAGCTGCTGTCACCACGGGTGCAGCTGGCGCGGGTATTGATACTCTTAAGAACTTAGCTAACGCACGTACTGCCACCGAGTTAGCTGGTCCTCAGTTCCTCGGTCAAGCCGGTTCTGCAGCTTTAGCTGGTGAGAATCAATTAGCTCAAAGCCTGGCGGGCACAAACTTAGGCCTTAAATCTCTTCAGGAGCAGACCAGGGCCGCTGTTGCTCAGAAACAGTCCGATACTCTTGCAGATGTCTTCAGCACTCGAGCTAAAACTGAGGGTAGTTTGGCACTCGGCGCTCAGGCTCTCGAGAGTGGTCTGAAATTGCAGCAAGCAAAAACCCTCAGCGACCTCGCAACTATCAAAGGTCAAACTAAGGGTCAGCTTGCACTGAAGCGCTATGGTGCTAGCCAAGCCCTGGCTGGTACGCGCTTCTTTGCATGATCCAATCAAAAGTTGGTGATTCGACCACCGTCGCAGCGTGGTTGGATTCTTTAAGTAAGTCGCAACGTGACGCGTTCACGTACTACGCGAAAAACTCGACCAGCGATATCGAGGCGTTCCTTTTCGCGAGGTTCTTAAAGCCTGGGTTTGACGGCTCGATATCCGATCTGACGGCGTTTATTCAGGAGCGTTACCCCAAAGCCGATCTTCGTAAAGATCTATTGATCGAGATCGACGCTCTGAAAATCGATTTAGGCAATGTCCGCCAGATGACCTTAACGGGCATGTTGGACCACGCGACGGCAGCTACCAAGATCGCTGTCCTTCAGAAGGAACTTCGTTCTCATATCCAAGCTGTTCGTCAGTTGACTGACGGTCTGGACCGCCGTGGCTTATTGCTTGCAGGCGCGGATCGCTGCTTGCGTGAGCTCGTAAATAGTTTCGAGGATCAACCGACTATGAGTGCTCTGCTGGAAGAAGCTTCTCTAATTGTTTGGTCGGTTATTGAACGCGAAGAGAAGAATTAAAAAAGGGGGCTCGAAAGCCCCCTTCTAGCGTATTCAACCCTTGGCTTCAATTAAACACGCCGCATTAAACTTAGCACGTTTAACACGGGTGTTCTGAAGATACCCATAAAGGAATCATTAACACCAAGCGACATTACCAGCTCTTGTTCGTCTTCAATAAAGCAGCCGAATGGGAGGACACACGCTGGTTGATTAGAGATATCGTTGCCAACAGGGTCCGACCACGTAATCAGGTCATCGTTAGTGGAGCCGACAAAGAGCGGCTCATCCATCATGCGAACTATCTTCGTTTGGTCCTCGTCCAGGGTGTAAGCACTTAAGGCGTACAAAAGGTAGGGTCTACGGTCTAGCTCTTGAACCATGTACTTCCAATGGTAAAAAACTAGCCATTCGTCGCCCAACTTCACAGGAGCCGTGGAGTTGAAAGTCGGGTGACCCGCAGTAACTTCTTTAAGACAGCTTGGGTCGATTACCTTGTCCGGTTTTCCTGGACTCTTGATGACGATAGGTACTGTTGAGTAAAGAAGTTTTAACTCGTCCCCATCAGAGTAAAAGCACCAGTTTTTCTCCGCCTGCCCATCCTCTAGGTTTTTTCCGATAGGAGGGAAGTAGCAATCCGTCAGGTGCCCGTATTCGTTGATGACACCTGTGCAGATCTTTGGACTCTTAACCAGTTTGTGGCTTGAAGAGTCCCACTTGGTGGCGTAGCTACTCGTTACAAACTGACAGTGAAGGCTGTCGTCGGGAGAGATAAAAATCCGGGGGTCTTCATAGCTGAGTCTGTGCTTTGATTCCCTGAGCTTTTGTCCTGCAACGATCGTCTCGTCATTGATCATCTCCCCTACATAAATATCAGTAGGGGTGTTGTTGTAGTAGAAGTACTTCATGTCGTGCCTGAACACGAAGGGCTCCGGCTGAGATCGCCACGCGATAAGGGTCGACCCCTTGTGCTTAAGAATGCAGGGGCTGAAGTTAGCTACTGAGGTCGGTGGGAGACCATAAAGTATGCGAGTGAATTCGCCGCCGATTTCCTGAGCTTGTACGTAGACAGAAGGAAATCCAGACTTTGTCGGGAGATGGACTTTGCGGACGGCACGCTCGTGGTACGTGCGGTAGCGATGAAATTGAAGACTCATTTGCTCAGCTCCTCCATGGCTGTCTGAAAACCTTCAGAGATTTTGTCCCAGCGATACGAGGGGTTTTTCGTCACCTCATAGCAAGACTCAGCGGTGTGCTTGCGGTACGTTTCGTCTTCATAGAGTTCGGTAAGAAGCTCCGCTGCGTGATTCGTGTCCACGATGCCTCGCTCCAAACCGAGATCTTTGTCGTAAATCCAGGCTGCGACACGCGCTAGTGGGGTTTTGTTCCGCCAGATATCAGCAAACGACGTGTGGTCTGGGAGAACCAAGGGGCGTTTGCATGAAGCATGCTCAAAGGGTACTAATCCCCAGCCTTCTCCATTTGCTGTATTAATTCCAACGTCACTTGCGTTATAGATTTTGTTTAGCAGCTCGTCGGGTGGAGCATCCATATAGTTGATGTTGTTTGACGTCATGATTAATCGGCCATTCGAGTCAAGACCCTGTTTCTTCATCTCTGCCTCAAACAGCGCTCGGACGTCCCAACCGAGATCCTTTTCGCTCATATGGAGGTAAAGCATCGCGTCTTCCTTATCCTTCGCGAATTGCGCGAAGGCCTTGATGGTTAGATCGATCTGCTTACGAGGCTGGTTTCTATTTGCATTAAGAACGATGAACTTATCTAGAGGTAATCCGAGCTGTCTACGCGCTTCATCCCGTTCCATCGGGAAGAATTTTGAGGTATCTAAACCGTGGGGAATTACGCCAAGCAGTTTGGGCTCGACACCTTGCCTGATCAAGCGCTGGGCTTGTTCGATCGTGAATGTGATCGCGAAATCCCAGTCCTTGATGTAGCGCAAGTGGCTCTCGATATACCACTCAGAGTCAATTGGGAAGTAAGCTATGAACTTAAACTTATGCTGTGCTTTCAGTAAATGAATGCGCTCCCAGACTTGGTTTACGATCCAGATATCGTTTAAGCAGATAATGAAATCCGGTTTCTCTTCCTCTACGACTTGAGGTAGTCGCCCGATCCCAAAACGGTCGCTCGGATTCAGGGCTCCAGCTGGGTAGACCTTAAAGGGTAGATCATGAGGGTCACCACTGTAGTTAATACCAAACGCAACGATCTCATTATTTTTTGCGAGGTGCTCCAGAATACTGTGTGTTACACGAGCAAATCCAGTATTCGAGAGGATGTCCCCGTACCAGAGAATCTTTGCCATTTAGCGGTAGAATCTGGCTATTAGTATACAGACATTGTTTTAAATCGCATGCCGAGTAGAGAATCATTTGCTTACCGTCGTGCGCTCAAGTTACGCGCAGCTAAGGCTGTGGATTCCGACGTACAAGAGCTAAGTTCGATATTTTCTAGAGCAGCAGATGACTTCCCTACTTTCTGTACTGTTATGGATAAGGCTCCGGCAAAGCATATGCTGGAGTGGCATCAGCATTTAGTGACTGGCGAGAGCAATAGATACTTAATAGACATTGCTGGGCCTAATCTTGATATCCTTGCACCTCGAGGTAGTGCAAAGTCCACGGTGCTCAACATGTTCACCGCCTGGATCATTGGGCGGCATACGACAGCTGGTCTGCCTCTACAGATTATCTACTGTTCCTACAACATCGCGACGGCAATCCCCAAGAGTCGAATCATCAAACAAATTATCGACTCGTCTTCTTATAAAAAGATTTTTCCGAAAGTCCAGCTCCGCTCTGGTATGCAGTCGGACATCGGCTGGAGTATTGACTTTGACTACGCAGGGATCAGCCGTGTGGGCGACGAAGAATTTACCCTTCGTGCTGCTGGGCTGAGAGGTTCGATTACGTCTAAGCGTGCCCACCTTGTGATCGTCGATGACCCTATTAAGTCGAGCACCGACATCAAGAACCCAACCATTAGGGAGGAGATGAACAACAACTGGAGTTCAGTTATCGCTCCCATTATTTTTGAAGGAGGGAGAGCTATCTGTCTTGGGACTCGATTCCACCCACTTGATATCCACAAGACGATGTTCGTGCCTCAGAAGGGGTGGAAGCAGGTAACGCAAGAGGCTTTAACTTACGACGATAAAGGTGACCCCGAGAGTTATTGGCCGGAACAGTGGAGTGTTGACTATCTACAAGGACAGAAAGAACTCGATCCAGTTGCTTTTGCCTTCCAGTATCAGCAACAGCCGGTGATGACTTCCGACTTGGTCTTGTCTCCGGATCTTCTGATTAAAGGTGACGTCGTTACCGAGTTCGACAGTCTCGCCGTAGGTATTGATCTTTCGGCTAGTAAGAACGAAACGTCGGACTATACCGCTTTTGTCCTAGCCGGTCGTCTCAAAGACAAGTACTACGTTATCGATGCTCACCAGGTTAGATCGATCGGAAACCTGGAAAAAATCGATCTACTCTGCAAAATGCTCGTCGAGTGGGGAATCCTACAGGAAAACAGTGAGGGCGAATACTTCCCCACGTACTCCACATGCACTCTTGTTGTCGAATCAGTTGCTTATCAAGCTTCTTTAGCGGCGGACTTGAGGCGGATTTTATTGAGTGAGAGAGGTTTGGGGAACATTCATATCCACGAAGCGAAGGGTTTCCGTGGCGATAAGATCGCTCGCTTCAGAGGTACCCTTGGCTTATTAGAAAATAAAAAGGTGACGTTTAATCGTTTCCGTAAGTTTGATGCTCTCTTCGATCAGTTAATAAATATCGGTGCGACCTCCCACGATGACCTACTCGATGCGTATACCTGGGTAATTACCTATCTGCAGCGTCGCGGTAATTTCGAGATGGAGTATTGATAATGGATATTTCCTCCTGCTCTAACGCACTGCTGTACTCTTCTAAGTACTTTATAGCCATTACAGCCCATAACCCTTTAAATCGTTTTGATCCTCTTCTCGCGGTTCTTCGTGGGTACGGGGAGCTTCCCGGTCGAAAGGAGGTCTTTATTTTTATTGATTATGAGCACCGTGAAGACGAGGGTCCCCTTCTTGAGCTCTTAGAAGCAAACGTGAAGGGTCTAAGTTTAAACGTTATTATAGCTCCGGAAGTATACACTGGTTTTTATCTTACATGGAGTCATAAGGATCTTCTTAAAAAAGCTGTAGAGGCTAGAGCGTATGACTTCTATATTTATAGTGAGAACGATATGCTTTTATCTAGCGAGAACTTTGTTTATTGGTACAACTGGAAAGACCGTTTGAAGAGTCTGAACCTGGAGCCTGGTTTCTGTCGGTTTGAGCGGTTCGAGGATAAGTTCGTACCTTTCGATAACCATTGGAAGTGGAATTTAAGTAAGCCCACTCCCAGTGTTTGGGGCGACCGTCCCTTCGAGGTCAAAACCTACTTAACGCCTGGGTCTGAATTTATAGGTTTCGCGTCTCTCGGAAATCCGTATACCGGAATGATGATTCTTGACCAACAGATGGCTGAAGAGTACATAAAGTCAGATAGTTGCGATCCCACTAAAAGCTTTTCTTTAACTAAGCACAGGTGCTGGCCAATTGCCGATCGGAGCACGATGGGGACAATTTTTGAGAACCTCGCACCTAAGCAGGAGCATCGACGGGTCGTGCCTCTAGTTCGATGCGAAGGTCGTGTGCAGATCGCCCCCTGCGGTCTGGTCGAGCATTTAGACAACAAGTACAGCAAAGAGCTCAGCGCAAAAGGCGAAATTTTGCTAGATATTTCTGAGTTTCTTGCAGTCTGATGCTTTTTGAGGAAGACCGTTTTATCTTTAACGAGATTGATGACCTAACGCCACGCAAGACAATGTCGTTTGACGATAATGTGAACCACCCTATGCACTACACGCAGGGCAGTATTGAGTGCATTGATGCTATGGAAGCCGCCTTAGGTAAGGAAGGCTTACGCGCTTACTGTAAGGGAGCCTGTTTGAAATACCTTTGGCGTACAGACTTTAAAAATGGTGTTGAGGATCTCAAGAAATGCGCGTGGTATCTCCAGAAATTAATCGAAATTTCTGAGGAGGAGAGTTAAACTTAAATTGGAGCTCTTTTACTATGGATATTCGCGCTTTTGGTTCTGTCTTTGGGCAGACTTCTGTGCTCCCTTACGGAAGCGGAATTTCTTGGCAACCGTCTGACGGCGAAGTCCGTTTTCCGACTTGCCGTGGCGTCTACCTGAACGCCACCTCCAGCAGCACAGTTTATCTGGAACTCTCTGACGGTCCTGGTCAGTATGTTCAGTTCTCGGCCACCGCGCCGTCTTTGGTTAACTTGGCTTGCACAGCCATTAGTGGTGGCACCGTTAGTTCCGCAGCTGTACTGTTCTAATGAACCCTTATCTGAATGCCGCTACTGACTTCTCTCAGGCGTACCGTAAACAGATTGATGCGTCTGAGCGGCAACGACGTGCGGATATGTACTCCGATGAGGCGTTTGCGGACTCGGAGGAGCAGGAGGCGTACAGCCTTATCGGTGAGCCGACGCCTCAAGCGCCGATTCCTCCTACTGAGTATTCTGACGGTGTACCCAATGGTACTCCTGTCGATATGGGTGATGACCGTGGAAATGTTTTGGCACGGGCTAAGCGTCGGGTTGCCGAATACATAAAATCACGAGAGTGAGTTAATATGCTGCCAGAGTCTTCTGGTTCGCATGCTCATAGATTGTTTTCCTTACTTCAACGAACGTGAGATTCTTGAGCTGCGTATCCGCACGCTTGAAGATCACGTCGACGGTTTTTTGATCACAGACGCCAACCGTACTCATAGAGGCGAAGATAAGGAATTCACTTGCTTAGAGACCATTCGGGAACTCGGTCTTCCTGAGGAAAAAATTCAGGTTCTTCACGTGGAGCTCCCCACCATCGAGGAAGCCCCTGATCCCTGGATCCGCGAACGTGGTCAGCGCGATGCTTTGGGAGTCGGGCTGCATATGATGCCTGATGACACAGTCTTTATTTGTTCTGACTGCGACGAGATTGCTAACCCAGAGAAGTTTCAAGAGCTTCTGGAGGTTGTCGAGGAGGAGAAAGAGAATGTTGTGCGTTTAAGTATGTCTATGCATTACGGACGTGCCGATCGTCAGCTTGTTTCTCCTGAGGGTGAGCTTTTTGACTGGCGTTGCGGGGTCGTCAGCACCGTGGGCAAGCTCAAGGATTTCGGAACTTTGTCCTCCATGCGTACCACGCAGGCAAACAGGTACTTCGGGGATCGTGACGCTGGTTGGCATTTCTCTTGGATGGGCGATTCCGACAAGCGGAAGCTGAAGCTAAGGTCGATCGCCGAGTATTACATCTGGGATCGCCCTGAGGTTCAGAAGCTGTGTGACGAGTTCGAACCCGAAGAAGGCAACACCGATATGCTCGGTCGGGAAGATCATTTACTGACTTCGTACCCTGTTGAAAATCTCCCGAAAGAACTGGTTAAACTGGAGAGAGTAAAGAATTATCTGTTGCCCGATGTCCGATAAAATGCCATCTGAAGTCTTAGCGCGTTTTAAGGAAAAGCAGGAAGAGACTAAGGCTCCCAGCGGCGAAGAGCTGCGTGGTAATTCTGAGAAACGCATGCGTGCTCGGGATAAATCCCGTAAGCACAAAGAGATGAAGTCCTCTAAGTAATTTTATTTCGGGTTTTTAGCCCGCAGCAGTGAATGCCTTCCGCCTCGACCGAAAGCAGAAATAGGTTCAACGAGATTCTGGAAGCTTCGCGCACTCAGGATCGGAGCAATCAATCGGCAACGATGGTTGTGCTGAGCCACTTGCAGCAGATGACTCTTCTCATGATGAAGAAGGGTCTGACGTTTTATTGTGACCAAGACACTTATAGAAGTCGTACACGCTTTTTAGAGGACGTTATTAAGCTTAATAAGCTTGATATTCGTTTTCCTTCGATCATTCGTAACTTTCTTATTGACGGTTGCGGACTCTTTTACTTCAGGCCTGATCCGAAGCTGAAGTATCAGATCTACTTCTTCAATAAGAATCAGTACCGTGTGTACCATGACGTAAATGGTGATGTTGAAGAAGTCATCATCATTTACAGTTACAAGGTAAAGAACGCAAACTTAGGTTTACCTAGCAACAGCTACGGTCAGAACAAGCGCTACGTTCGTCTGTCGATCACAGCAGATGAGATTAGTGAAGTAGAGACTGATACCGAGCTTAGTTTTGATCTTGAACCAGGTGCTGTTCTAACTCCTGCTAAGAAACGACCAAACACGCTTGGTTTTATACCTGCTGTAGAGGTTCTAAACAAACCGAACGCCAGCGGAACTGAGGGGGAGGGTGAGTTTGATCCCTTCATGGAGCAGATTGTGCTTCATGATCAACTCACTCGGAATATTGCCAAGAACATTGAGTTCTTTGGTAACCCGACTCTGATTAGCTCTCGTCCACGTAGTGATCTGGTCGAAGCTAACGATACTCAGTCGTCCTTCAGGCCCACGATCAGCAGCCAGAGTGGCTTTGCTGGTGTAGACAGCCCTTCCACTCGGGTCAGTGAGCCCTTTGGTGGAGGGATGGGCTCGGGTCTTCGCGTTCCCCGGATTATCGCGAACGTGGAGCCCTCTGACCGTGTGGGCTATATGACGCCTGACCCGGTTAACGGGGATATGAACCGTTATACCCTTCTCCTTCGGGAGGAGATTCGCACCGCCCTTGGCGGGGTAGACGAAATATCGATCTCCGCAGGCGCAACTGCCACGGAGATTAAAGGGTTGATGGGTCGTGCTCAGGCCACGGCCATGCGGAAGAACAAAAGCTTCCTGACCTATGGGTTTAATCGTCTCCTGGAGATGATGATCTATCACCAGGAAACTATCTTCAGAGAATCTTTCATTTTGGCTTCCGGAATGAAGGAACCTAACCCACCTAAAGAAGAGACTCCTGAGTCAATCGAGAAGTACAAGCGAGCTGTCCTTAAATTCGAAAGCAAACTCGACGAAGAAATTAAAAAAGCAGTAGCCGAGAACAAAGTCCCACGTGGCGTTGTCGGTTTACCTGAAGACGGAGACCGAGAGGTTTCCTATCGATATCAGGGTGATGTTTATGAAGATACGTCTTATGACGTACTTCAAAAATCCATGGTCGTCCGCAACATGCAGGAACTAGGTGTAGACAGCCTAGAGGCCATGAAGTATCTTTTCCCCGATAAAACTGATTCTGAGATAGCGGAAATGCTGAAGGGTTTCCCCTTCCGCATGATCCAACAAACTCAATCTGCGATGCAACAATTTCTGGTATTATTATCCCAGATGTTGCAGTCTCCACATCCGCTTGCGCCTAACCAACCGCTTGCGGCAGATCCTAGACTGAATATCACTCCGCTCCTTTATAGGACGTTTGACCACCTAGCGGAAGAATTAACCTACTCGGGTAGCTATGAGCCAGCAGATCCAAGCTTCGACCCCGAGCCCGGTCTCCCCGGCGGCAGCCCCGGCGGTAACCTCGGACCAGGGCTCAACCGCCTTCCCGCAATGGGTGGCGCAAACAGCTACCCCGGCGGTAGCTTCGGTTCCTACAGCCCAACCGCCGTCGCAGGTGGCACCGGCTACGGACCCTTCTATCAGCAACCAGTCCAGCCCGTCAACGTTCAACTCCTCCCCGAGCAGCAATCCTTGGGAAGCAGCGATGGGTTCGCTGGAGCGGGTGCTGCAGCAGGTCAACTCTCAATCCCTCAGCCAGGCACCACAGTATCCCTCCCAGACGGCTGGAACTCAGGGTACTCAACAGACCGAGCTGAATTTACAGGCCCAACCCTGGGCTTACCAGGCGCAGCAGGCAGCGCCGACCTCGTTTACCAACGCCTCACAGACCCAAGCTTCCTCTCAGGCTTCTACGGCCCAGACGAGCGACGTCAGTCAAATCAGCGACGCAACTCGCGCCGTCGTTGATCACTTCGGTATCGAGGCTCCCGGCATCCTGAATCAGTACGCATGTGCTCTCGAGGACATGCTGATTCAGCAAGCCACCGCGATGGATGATCTGGGCGGTCGGCATAACGCTATGCAGACCATCCTGACTAATCCTGACACCTTGGCCGATTACACCGATCGTTTCTTCACCGAGGTTGTCCCCGTGGACATTGATACTCCTGCAGCTGCTTCTCCTCAGCAACAGGCTTATCAGCAGAACTACGACATGCCTGCTCCTCCCGCTAATGCTGGCGGAACTCAGCAGGGTGTTGCTCCTCAGGGTCAGTGGGAGCAGTTCAGCGACGTGATGAACCGCAGCCCCGAGAACGCCTGGCGTTATCTGAGCTCCATGGGTCCCGAGGCTCTGCGTAGCAAGCTCCTCTTCATGGACGCTGCCTGATAGACTTTCACCGGGATATCGCTCCGACCCTCCTTCGGGAGGGTTTTTTATTGCTAGTCTTTTAGAAGCAACTAAGAGACTATGCGAGCTTTAGGTGATGTTCGTCGAAAGGCTCCTGTCGAGGCGCCCAAAGCCCCTGCTTCCGAGCAACCTGTGCAGGAACCTGTACAAGACACTCAGGAGAGCTCGTCGTTCGATGAGTCCGTGGTGATCGAGTGAGCTCGACCTGAAATTCTTTTTTTAATTTCTTCCTCTGCCAGTTTTTCTAAACTGTTGAGGAGACGTACTCCTGCATAACCGCAGACAAAGGAGGCAGCTAATGCCTCTTTTTTTGTGAGCTTAAATTTCTCAGCTACAGCTGGGCTCACAAAAGTCGCCAGCAGATAACCAGCTAGTACCGTCTTAACTACGTAGGGGATAAATCTTTTAACTCTTTGAGGGTGCGCAAGAATATCAGTAATGGATCCTGAGGAAGAAGCTACACAGATTTCAGGGTCTTCGATGAACATCGAAAAGGCTTCTCCAGACGGTAGCTGCATCGGCCCTTCTAATCTTTATAAATTTTAGGGCATTAAAATAGACTCATCGGGAATAAAGCGATGGTCTACACTCCACAAACTAATTGGAAATACGACAAGAATTTATATCACCCGATTCAATCGGGTCCGCAAAGGACGGGTAGTGATTTAAATCTGACCAACACTTACCTAGTAGTTTCTAGCGGTTATGTACCTCCTAGTGGCGTACAACAAACTTGGGTAGGGGTGGATCTTCAAGGGGCTGACTTCGGTCGAATCCCAGTGGGTCCCCCGAACAGTAGTGGTTATCTAAATACGGAATGGAGAGCAGTCCCCCCAGCTGTCTCGGGTTATTGGACAGATTATTCAAATAGCAACCCACACGCTTCTGGTTTGCTGGATAGCTACTTGGGCTTCAGAGCTCAAGGTCTCTACCACACAGCAAACAGCAACGTCCAGACGGCGCTAGGTCCTCAACCTGGTCTGAGGAATTTTGGAGCGTACACCTGGTTCGGTGCTTCAGTTCCCGACAATCAAAATTACGCTCCGTTTCAAACTCCCTCTAGCAACAGCAGCATAGAAGGAGGGATCACGGGAGGTCCCGGCTCTTTTGAGAGGGTTAGAACACCTATTCTTACTAACCCCACAAACGACACATCCGGATCTAGAGCAGCGTGGGAGTACAACTACCCCGCCTACTGCCGTACATACGCTGAGGCTGTCCGGAGCTCGGTGCCAGGTCAGATGAGCGCTGTAACAAGATTTAGTTATAGAGGTAAATCCACGCGTTACGTTCCAAATTACGGCTCAATATATGGTGTGCTTGGTGAAGGTGTACGCAATATGGTGAGAACTTTTAGCCCCGGCACTAAAATTTAACCTCTAAGAACGCGACAATCTTAGGTTTATAGCTCTGCTGATGCTTTAAGATTATCTTTGTAGTTTCTTCTGGATATTATCGATGTTCATCGATAATGATTTTCCGAAGATTCTTGGTGCTGAACTGTACCGTCCGCACCCCGCATACATCGTTGAGATGGCTGCGGAGCCTGTGGTTGTTCACGATTTTTCGAAACAGCCCGGCCAGACTGTACAACTGGATCGTTACCGCTTCTTCGGTAACCCCGGCTCCAAGGAATCTCGCGAGCGCACCGCTGAGCAGACCATCGGTACTGCTAACAGCCGCAATATCGTGAAAGATAAGGTTCTGGTTACTCTTAAGGAGTACACCGGACCTGCCGACCCGTCTGATCCGACTCAGCCGAGCACCTTTAAGATCGCTCGCGAGACTCTGATCACTGCCCAGCGTCTTCTGCTGGACACCGGCAACCTCACCACCTTCCACCAGTCCATCGGCAGCCTGACTCTGCTGGATGACTACCGTCGGTGGCGCGATCGGGTGTTCATCAACGAACTCCTGAAAGCTGTTTCTAAGGGTCAAGCTTCTGATTCCCAGGGTGGTTACTACTTCCCCGGCGATCTGGCTACCGGTGCTCTGACTTACACCAACGCCGAGCAAGCTAAGTTCGACGTCAAGGACGACCTCCTCCGCGTGGTCAAGTCTCTGCGTAAGCGGAACACCCCCACCTTCCAGGATGGTTTCTATCGCTGCGTTTGCGATCCCACCTTCCTGATGCACCTGCGTCAGAACAGCGACTTCCGCGAAGTTGCTCGTTATCCTGGCAACGGTCAAATCAATCCCCTCATGTCCGGCATGCAGCCCAACGCTGCGCTGTACATGGGTCAGGGCTTCGGTCAAGCCACCTTCGTGGCTGGTGAACCGATCATGCCCACCGGCTTCGTGTTTGAAGGCGTGCGCTTCTTCGAAAGCACCAACATGCCTACCCAAACCCAGAGCGCAACCATCGGTGGCACCACCGCTGACTACAACGCAGCAGTTGGTATCTTCTTCGGTCCTCAGTCGACCGGCGTTGGTATCGGTGGCAACAATGCTCAGGTTCTCCTGAACAACAACGACGACTTCAGCCGCTTCATCATGATGATTTGGAGCCTGTACGCAGGTTTCGAACTTCTGAACGCTGACTTCGTCACCGTTGGTTACTCTTTCGACGCTTGAGGAGGTAACTAACAATGGCGATTAACTCTAACCAGTTGCACGTTGCCAAGATTTATCCTGGCAACTACACCAACGTTCTTCGTTACTGGCACGAAGAAAAAACCATGCAGTTCGAGAACGCCAATGGCGTTCAAACGAGCTACACCAACCAGCCCGTTGGTGGCCCCGTGGGCGTGGTCTTCCGTCCCGGCTGGATTGCCCAGCAGGCTGTCGGTTATGTGGACCTGAGCTTCCAAGCTCTCGGTTCCACCAACCAGCTGTCCTACTACACCCGTCCTTATGGTTCGGGTCAGAACAGCGCCGAACAGCCCTTCCTGAACGGCTCCGTCATCGTTCCCTCTCCCGACTTCCACAAGGATGTCCGGGCTGATATCACCGACGGCATCAAGGCCCCCGCTGGCGCTTACGTCTATCGCGCTTCCCTGCGTGTTGACGGCGGCGACGTGGTGAGCTCCGGCGTTGCCGGTGGTTCCGCCACCCCCACCCTGACCCTGATCCCCGCTGTGGGCGAAGGTCTGAAGGTCGACGGCACTGTTGTGTCTGGTCAGTTCGGTACTTCTGTTACCGGCGCCACCAGCCGCATTCCTAACGGCAGCACCGCTTCCACCAACATCATCGACTCCAGCAGCCTGTCTGCTCTGGGTTCCGAGACTCAGTGGAAACTGTTCGCTTCCAGCAGCCAAGCCGCCTCCGGTATCTTCCAGGGTTCCGGTGTGTACGATCCTCGTGCCTCCGCTGGCAAACTGTCCGGCGAAGACAAGGCTCTCGCTATCTGCGAAGTCTGCTGGATCGTTCCCGACGAACCCCCCGAGCGTCAGGACGTCGCTCTGCAGCCCGATGGTGTCATCGAGTCGCAGATCTACACCTCGACCTCTCCTTCCTGATAAGGTTTCCTTGCGAAACCACGGAGCCCCTCCTTCGGGAGGGGTTTTTTTTGTGTTGACAAGCGACTGAGCCGTCCTAGCCTTGTGCTGAGCGTGGAGACGCTCCGATCAAAGAGAGGGAGGAGCTTAGGGAGCAATCCTTGAGCTCTTTTTTTTATCTTCTTTTGTCTTCTTAAAGAAATTTTTAGCACATTGAAGACATTTAGGTGCCAAAGTATATGTGGCACACCGTATTTTTAGTTTGATATGGATGACCGGGAGCTGTCAGACCTCAAGCTAGAACGTAAAGAGTGTTCTCGTTGCGGCGCAACATGGTTAAACGGTATCCACCACTGGAAAACTGGATCCAAAGGGAACGAACTAGACCTTGCAGGCCTTGTTTGTAACCGTGTTAACGACCCTGAGTGCATAAACCCCAAAAAAGGGTGTACTGGAGGCGATACCTGGGAGAAGAGAGCAGAGTTTTTAGGCAATTTTGATCGCGAATTGAAGCGTATGCGTGAGGAATAGGCTAATTTGGCGTACAGTACTGCTCACATACTGACTTTTTCAGATGTCTGCCAAAGTCTATAAGCCTAGTGGCGTCAAAATCGACGTACTTTCCACTCATGATGACGGTGAGTACTTGATGGTGCGGTCTAACACCACTGGTAAGGTGTTTTACGCCCACAAAGACCAAGTGGACGAGTTCACGGAAGATACAGAAGCCAAACCGACCAGCAATTCCGTGTCAGTCCGCCGTGGCCGGAGGAATTTTAAGCAAGAGGCTGAGACACCGGTCGTTATTAAGCCCCTGCCTCCTGTCGATAACCGGATCAACCTCAATAATTTGACCGAAGAAGGTCTGACCCAGTGTTTGCCTGGTGTTGGCTTGAAAACGGCTAAAGAAATTATTGAGCTTCGCCAATCTTTACCTGGCGAGCGCTTCACTAAGCTGGATCAACTTCAATCGATCAAACGTGTCGATTGGGATGAGGTTTTTGCTACGGGTTCTGTATACGTAGAATAGAAACACTAAGTGTTTAGGTCGTGGCGCAGTTAACTCCTAACGAACTTGAGCAGATTCAGTCGTATCTAGCTCAAAACGGTGTAGTTTTTCAGCCCACGACCACTGACGCCACAAAGCGTGAGGTAATTTACGCTGCGGTTAATCAACTAACACGTAACCCGGCACAGGTTTTCGGTTATGCGTTAGATGACTTTAACTTTAGTCGTGTAGCTTACCATTTAGCATACAATATCGCTACAGTTCCTGCTGGTGACTACGCAAGGCTTCTGGAAGCTTGCAACAGCATCCCAAGTGAGTTCTATTACGACAAAATTGTTCAACAGATTGAGCGTTGCGAAGAAGCTGAGCGTCTAACTGAACTGGCTCAAGGTCGCGCCACGAGTCGCCAAGAAACGATTCTTGGTGATGTCTCTCGTTCAATCAGTATTCAAGATAAACGTGAAGTTACTCGCGTCTGGCGCGAGAACTACCACTATGAATGTGACCGGCTCGCTCAGATGTTGTATGTGCCTAACTATCGCGACCCCGTGGCTTCTCGGTATCGCTTTGAGCGGAGTGGTGGTGAATTCATTCAAGCAATTCCTGGACCGCCTGACGTTTCACGTTCTGACAGGCTCTACTTCTACGCAAATTGGCGTTAAACTGGCACTATTGACTTAGAGCTTTAGCGGTAATGGGTGTTATTAAAGATTTAGTCTGGGACGTGGTTCAGCAAGGTGGCCAAGCACTCGCTAGGCGTTTACTACCGCAGATTTTGCCTCTCACCGAAATGACCGGTGGCGTACTTCAGAAGGCAGCACGACAGTCAGCTGTAGACACTGGCCTCTTGAAACCTTTAGATGCCTTTCCCTCTGTTGTCTCGCAGAGGGGTATGAACCAGGGTCTTTTAGGTACTCTCGATGTTCCTACAAAGATTCCCGGACAGGCACCTAAGCCTGCTTGGCCGGGTGCTCGCGAGTTTCCCGCTGGTAGCCGCGCTACTAGTTTTCTCCCTCAGCCTTATCAAGGTCCTCGCACCCGTGGCGGAGCGCTCGCTCCTCGTATGGAGGCTCCTTCGGCTCCGCGACCCGCTGTCGACTTTACCGAGGATCTGATTACGCCCTCGATGCCGACGCCTTCTGCCCCTCGTGTTGCTGAGGAGCTCGGAGGCGATCTGCCCCTCCGTCAGCGTGCTGGAGCTGAGGCACTTACTGAATACACAACTTCTAAAGGTGCCGTCCGTCAACCAGGCACCAAACTTGGCGGTCAGCCTTACAGCGGCAAACCATACGCTACGGAGGGGAATATTGAAGCAGCCCGCGCAGCGGCATCGCCCGAGTTGAGTCCCTCGAGTTTTTTACGAGAGGGTCGCCCTTTTGCTGGGGAGGAGCTCGGTCGGAGCATGTTCCTGGATGAAGGGTTCCCCGATATGTTTACGGGTGAGTACCGGATCGACCCGGAGCTCCTGCGTCGACTCCCTCCTGAGGCTGTAGAGCGCTTTGTTCGGATGGGGCGCCAGCAGACTCCCGAAATGAGTCCAGGCATTCGCGCCGCCTTTGGTGTAGACGCTGGTCCTGCACCCGTGGATCTTGCTTCCGACCGTGCTTTCGAGCTTGCTCGAGGTCTTCGCAACTCGGCAGCAGGAGCCCGCACTCTCGATCTTTCCGGCATCGACCCGAGAGTTTTACTTGCCTTCGGAGGGGGAGCCTCTGCTGCGGCGTTAGGCCTTGACCTGGCGATGAGCGACCGTGGCAAAGAGGGCAGCGCTCGTGTCGGTAAAGTCCCTACCACCGCACAAGCTCCTGAGGCTTCCGGCGCCGACCGTGTTTTAGATCTTGCTCAACTTATCCTTAACTCGCCAGCAGGAGCCAACATCGACCCTAGGAAACTGTTTACTGAGGACAACGGCGCTCCTTTGGCTCCTGTAGGAATTCCTCAGGGGGATGTTCCTTCTTCTGCTAATGCCATGACCACCTCGGGCGGTATCGAAAAGAATAGTGCTGAACTGGCTGCACTGGCTCAAGCTAATCCTGCTGCGGCTGCTGCGGCTCGAATGCTTGCACCCATGAGCCCTGAGAAGTATTCGTCTCCTCGCGAATATTTTGCCGCTCGTGAGGCCTACGCGAATAAGCCTGCTGTTAGAGATGCTCTTGCTGCTTTCGCCGGATCTACTGCTTCTAGCCCCGAGATGGCAACCAACCTGCAGCAGTGGGCGCAAGCGAATCCCGCTTTGGCCTATGAACTTCAGCGTCGTGCTTTGGCTAATCCCGCAGCTAATCAACAGAGCGCTGAATCTGTAACTACTTCAGCTATTGACACCCCTCTCGGTTCTGACAACCAAGCAAACGCCGTGGGTAATGCTCAAGCTGTTGGCGCCGCTGCGGTCGCACCGACTCAAGGTAATTTCGATATGGCTGCTGCTACTAGCATCCAACAGAAACCCCATTTACAGCTTACCCAGCGGTTAATTAACCAAGCTCGTCAAAGGGCTGGGCTTTTTTGAATTAAACTAGAGCTAACGGAGTACGTTTAATGGCAGGTCCTATCTACGGTCAAGGTTACGCTCCGGGGGTCGCAATGACCACGACCCCTCCCGGAGTGGCTGCTCAAGGCGGTGGGCTTCTTGGTGATCTAGCGACCGTTGTCGAGGGCGCTGCCGATATCTTTAGGGGCGTTAAAGGAATGCCTCTTCGTTTCCAACCGGCTAACCAACGTCGGATGGCAGCCCAGGCTTTGGGTCAGTACTTGATGGATCGGGACAAGAGGGCAGACGAAGCTAAAGAAGCTGAAGAAGCGACACCGGAAGAACCCAAGGGTGATTTCGAGAAAGTCGGAGAGGATTTCTTGAGAAAAGGAATGCAAGAGAAGTTTGCAGAGCTTTTTGCTAATCCTGAAGTTCTGCTGAGCTTTCCCGAGGCATTTGAGGCGACTAAGGGTAACCTCTTTTAATAACTTTTTGCTCCTCCGTCCTTAAGCAGGTTTAAGCCATGGCCTCGACTTCAACTAACAAACAACCATTGATGGTTGATCGTCCCTTTCTCCGGGGCGCCAAGATTAATAATGGTTCGTCCATCACCGCTGATCCCAGCAACCCTGAGTTCGGCAACTTGATCCAACTTGTCCGAGTTGGTGATATTCCTTCCGAGGACGGTGCTCTTGTCGAGGACATCTTCGTTGTTTCTAATGAAGGTTATCCCAACGACGCCGGGGTCCGTAGTGCAGCCTTTGGTGTCTACGTCTATGCACCTAACCAGGCAGCTCCTTCAACTTCGGCATCCTTGATGGTCGGAAAGTTTGAAGTCGGTCTTTCTGGTGATACCGAAGGGCTGATTCAGCGCGTTGAGCTCCCTGCGACCGTGGCTCCCACACCTCAGACAGGCGATACCAACTTAATTCGCCCGATCGAGGTGGGTAAATCTGAGGCTCTGTACCTGGAAAAGGGCTATATCCTCTGCATTGGCTACCTTGGCGATGGTCCTGCAGCAGTTTCCGGCGGTTTGAGTGCTTCTGGTATCTCTGTCTGGGCTCAAGGCGGTTTCTATTAAGTAAAAATGCCAAAAAAAGGTGGCGACGACTTCAGCTGGGGCGGCCACCAGCCGAAGAAGTCTAAGTTCGCCTTTAAAAGTTTCGAAGGGTGTAGTTCGTCTCACCAGTTATCTCACTCTGTACCTTTCAAACGTAAATTCCGACCAGATTTCAACTTAAAAGACTTTAGTATTCTCTTTGACTACAACTACGCGTCTATGTGGACGCGCTGGAGGAGAGGTTACGAGCTTTATATGTACGCCAATCAGGCGTATGTAGGCCTTAATTACTCTTTTAGGTACTGGACTACGGGAATTGTGGGCGTTGGAGCGGCGCTTCCGGGCGTTTGCTACATGTACCCCTCGATGAACCAGGATATGGCCATGCGTATGGTGGCCATACGTCCTAGGGATTCGTTTAACTTCCTCGATTTCGGCTATTCGATCAAATCAGTCACTCAAACTTCAGGTACGGTCTACGCTGTAGAGCTTTCGAGTAATTTCGGTCCTCCCATCTCTTTCTTTACGGGAGAGATCCTCTCAGATCGGTTTGCTTCCGACGGTACTGAGAAAACTACTTATAACAACTACGTTGTTATTGGGGTCGGGAACGGTACTACACCGCTTGAGCCTTCTTTTGCTCCAGTTTTCAACAGCATTTTTATATCCCTTGACACCGACAATAGTTGGTCAGTCGTAGACAACGAGACTCTCCAGGCTCCGGCATCTTTACCCACTGTGGGCGATTATTTCACCACGGAGATGAGGTTCGGGTGTAACTGCCCTGATTATCTCGCTAGAGAAGACTTTAATCTCTATGAATACAGTCTCAAGCGTCGCTACCCTTACACTCTGCCTCAGGACTTAAAACCCGGTCTATATGACGCAGGTGAGGACTACTTGGCCTCGCGTGAGTCGAACTCCAGAGATTATCCAGGTTTCACAAGAGACTTCGGTTTCCTCTATGTGAAAAAGCTTTTAAATCTTCCTTCTTATACAGACGGGAATAAAGTTTACTCAGATCCTAATCTTATTTATTTTGCCCCTAGGTGGTGTAAACATATTTATGCTTCTTTCTGGGACATGCAGAATCGGTTTGGTTCGGACATGTTCCCTGAGGCGTGGTTATCTCAGCCGACTGACGAACCGATGGACGATCGGTACCGAGAGCAGTTCGAGATCAACCTAGTCAAGCAAACAACATTCGATAAACGTCAGAAGCATCTCCGTTGGTGGGAGAAGTATTCACCCTCTCAGAACACAGTGCCGGTACACATGATGTATCCGGACATGCACCCAACGATGGTGAAGACACTGAACTTCGACACGTTGGCTTCGGGTACTACTACGCCGATGACGGCAAGTGGATTCGAGATGTTTACGATTGAGCAATACGACCCGTTTGCACCGCCAGACCCCGACATCACCCCTAAGTTGGATGGTGGCACATACGCTGATGGTGTTCTTATTAGTGGAGCTAGTCTGATCTACGACGGAGGTCAGTACGCTAATGGCGTCTTGATACCTTATCCGTCCTATCCTTCACTGATTAATGGAGGTACGTACTAAGGATGGCGTCAACACCAGTAATTCTGCTCTTAAAGAGAACAGGTAACTCCTCCGACAGGCCGAATACGGCTACGGTTCAGGCCGGTGAGGCTGCTTTGAGCTTTGGTGGTGCTGACCCTGGTCTCTACTTCAAAGATTCTGCTGGTTCTATCCGCAAGATTGGGCCTAGTCATTACGCCTCTACGGCTCCTAACTCGGCTCCCGTTGGTTCAGCTGGTAACTCTGTCGGAGAGTTGTGGACAGATTCGTCCACATCAGAGTATTACCTAAGGGTTTGGACTGGTTCCGCGTGGCAGAAAGTCGGTGCCGCCTTTGCTGACACAGCCAACACAGCAAACTCAGCTACAACCGCAGGGTCGGCTGCAACCGCAACAGTTGCTAATTCCGCCATTGTCGCTTCGGGAGCTTACGTTGCTGACTTGGCCTCGGGAATCGCCGTAGTTAATTCCCTTCCCACGGCGTATACCGGAGGTCTTGTCTATCTAAACGTGGCGCCTAGTGGTCTTTATGTCTCAGCCAACGGAGGCTGGATCCTCACATAGAGGTCCGGAGAGTAGCCTTCAGCATCCAAGCTGATTTGAACAGGTTGCCGCAGATTGCAGCAGCGTGGTTTTCCACGTCGGGCGCACCTGTTTCCCGAGCTGCGTCCACCAGGTCTTTAGCAAGCATCCCGCCTGCCTCAAGATTTTTAGTGTAAAGAGTCAGACCTTCCTTCGCGTCGTAGGTCTTTACGGAGGGGAATTTTTTGTAAGCGTCCGTAAGGCCGCACTGACACATGGGCATCAAGTAGTCCATGCTGCGGACGAGCTCAGAAACGATGTCGAAATCCTCGATGTGCTGCTCATACTGAGCTTTAAGGAACTCGTGGATAGCAAGGAAGTTGCTGCACTCGACGTTCAGGTGCAGAAGGTGAGCCTGGGTGTTCAGCTGGTAGAGATAAGAAGCAAAGGAGACCATCCGGAAAACAAGGTTATCCGGCGTAGCCTCCTTCGTAACAATGACCTCTTCAGTCACGATTTCTTGAGTCGGTGCCTGAGCAGCGCTCTGGAAGATATCAGCGATAGATGAAGAAGCCATGGCCCGTTATCAGACAGCGCAAGCAGATGCTTCTTCTACTTTAGCTTCAACAGCGCCTACTGCTTCACCCTTCAAATAATCTTGAAGTGCATCCTGATTGATGCGGTAAAGAGATTTAGCGCCGTTGGGCTGAAGATTCACGAAGATACCCTTAGGCCAACCACCAGGCTGGTTGGATTCAGTCAGAGCAATACGCTTGCGAACAAAACCTGCAGAGCAGTTAAGCAGCTCTGCGGTCTGAGCGATGGTCAGGAGCCGTGCAGTCTCCATTGGCAACCTTGAGTTAAATGTGGAGGACGCTTAGAGAGTAGCAGGAATTCTTTAGAAGTGATTAGGTGAATTTGGCTTTTAGAATTTCTTTCGTTTTGGATCCCCTAGACTAACAGCAAGACGGTCGCTCAACGATGTCAATCCGAATCGCTGGGGAAGTATTCAAAGGATACAACCAGCCCCGCCGTGACTCAGACGGAGGTAAGAAGTTCGCCGTGGCTGCGAAGGAGGGCGACGAAGTGCGTCTCGTAAGATTCGGTGATCCCAACATGACTATCAAGAAACACATCCCTGAACGCCGTGAGAACTTCAGGGCTCGACATAACTGCGACAACCCCGGAAGCAAATTGAAAGCGCGTTACTGGGCATGTAAGTCATGGTAAGCACACAATGTTTAATTTCACCGTGTAAGATGGTATAAGAGGGGACCTCGATCGTGGCCAAGGATCATGATCAGATTAAAGTCGGACTGACACTCGAAGACGACTTCACTCTTACGCGCATCAAGAACGCTGCTCGCTCGCTAACGGGTGAGGATCGAGATAAGTACCTCTGGAAAACTATCTTCCGCTTTGTCTGTCGGGAAAGAGCCTTCAAGTCCGTTATGGAGCAGATCGGCGTGGTTATAGATACTAATATTGATATATTCGAAGAAGTAGAAGATGCCTAGCGGCGGTCAGATTAGCCCGAACGCACGTCGTTGGCTGGATACTATTTCGTTTGCTGAGGGTACTTGGGGAGGAAAGGCTCCTCGTTACGCAATCACCTTCGGCTATCAACCTATTGCAGATCTGTCTAAACATCCGGATCGGGTCGTTAAGAGTGGTAGATACGCTAGTGCCGCTGCAGGTGCTTATCAGTTCATGCCGCAAACCTGGGAGGCAGTCAGAGGTAAGTTGGGACTCCGCGATTTCGGCCCCGTATCTCAGGATTTAGGTGCGCTCGAGCTCATCCGTCAGCGAGGGGTCGACCCTGATCGCGATCCGATTACCCGTGAAACCCTCGCAAAGTTGTCCGGAGAGTGGGCTTCTATACCCACCCTCAGTGGTAAGAGCGCTTACGGGCAACCTGTTAAGTCAGCAGAACAGCTTCTGAAATTTGCTGGTAGTCCGATGAGCGTCGCTACCTCTCGAGAGGACGACAAAACCCCTGTGGATAAGAAAAGTTCCGAGGGGCTCGGTAAAGCTTTTTACGAAGCGTTTCTTCGTAGACTTACTAAAAGGAGTGGACTAGATGCTCCCGAGATCCCTTTCGTCGCAAGGGAAATCGGGGTCGACACTCCCGTAACGAGGGAAGAAATTATTGATTTATTTAGTTCAACTAAATCTGATCGGGCGTTAGAGGACCAGCGAGCTAGGGACGCCTCCTTGGTTTTTAATCAGGTTGCCCGTAATAAGGCGATGATGCAAAAGCTTATGGAGAATGCTCAGGCATCTTTTAAAATAAATCCAATAGTGTGAGCGTAGTTTTACTGTGACCTATACCGCTGTTAGATCGGGCTTCACGGGTCCCAGTGCGCACATTGGAGGATCGAGTGATTACCACATCGACCTCAAGCTAAATGAGTCTCTTCCGATTGCTCAGCGGGTTAACGCTTTAGACGCGCTAGCTAGACAATACAAGTCGATTGGACGCGAAATCGAGTTCTCGAACCAGAATGTTGCTGGTGCTCGCTGGAATCCTGAAGCAGGACTGGCGGATAAAGTTGACCTCCTGAACCGGGCTGCAGGTGCTCACGCTCCTCGTCCGGGCTGGCAGTCAGTTGACTTCTATGTGCCTTTCGCCGGTAAATCTCGGTTTGATCCTGGTGCTGTCGAGGGAGCCTCTATTTATGTGCCTGCGGTAGCTGGAGGTAAGGTCCGTCGAGGATCTGGTGGCGATTACGGCTACTTCTCAGAAGCTCTAAGTCCTTCTGGTGAAGTCCTTTTTCGTGTTGGCCACGGAGACGTTCGTCGACCCGAGGACTCGACAGAGGTTGCGGTTGCAGGTGGTGCCGTCCCTCCCTCTAAAGAAGAGGGTGCGGAAAGTGGAGCTCCCGGTAGCAAGGATTTTCTTGAAGCTGCGATCGGGACTATTCTCGCAGACGCTGTAGCTGGCGGAAAGCTAAAGCCGCCGGGTATGCCTGAGGTCAAGAAGAAAGACATAGATGAAAACGGTATTACTCGTGACGAACTTTATAAGCTGCAACAAATTAAGAACTTGCAGACCCGTGAGCAAGAGCGAGAGCGCATTGAGAGACAGGGTTTAAACCAGTTCTTAAGCGCTGTGGATGCAGCTAAGACTCAGATGGCGAAAGCTTCGGCGTTAGCACAGCAGTCTTTTAGAGCTCCTGGGACGACTGTTTGACTTATTATTAGGCAATAGGTTACGCAAAAAATGGCTCAAGTTCCTTCTAATCAGATTCCGGGAAATGCTTATCCCTCTACGGGAGCCGCTATCGCTGGTCAGAATAATAGCGGTGGCTTTTTAAAAGGTTTAGCGGGTGCGATTCCGAGTCTCACTCGAATTGCAGGCGGCATTGGTGATATTTATTCAATTGCCACTCAGGGTCAGAGACAGCAACAGTCCATCGATCAGATTCAGGATTGGGCAAAACAAACTCTTAGCGATATTCAAGACGTTTTTGGGCGCATCGGTGATCTTACTGGTCTGCCTACAGAGGAAGCTCGAGGCGAATATTACAAAGACTATTCCGACACAATGGATAAAATCTGGAATCAGGCTCGAGCTGATCTAGACGTAGATCCTCGTATCGACGCTCCCTATGAGCGCTTAGGTGGTCGTATTCAGGACATTACTAAGCAGTACAGCTTACTTCGTAACCCTGTTTATGAAGCGGCTTATAAGGCTCCGGATGCTGTAGCTCCTATTGATACGGATTCTATTAAGAACGTTATGACTCTCGGTCCTTCGTTCCGTGAACATTACAGCTATTCGGATCCCGAGACTCAAAAGCTGATCAAGGGCGGTGGTGACACTCTCGCTGCATACGCTGCTGCACTCAGCAGCGGCCCTGATGTTCAGCGCCTGATGACCTACAACATCTGATGTACGGGATCGCACCCAGCGGATCGGAACGCCGCGCCGACAGTTTCGGAGCTCGGCGTTTCAGTCACCTCGAGAAAACCACTCGGGGCTTTCGATTCGCAGGTGAGCTTTTTGAGACGCAACGCCGAGAGCACGAACGGTCTATCCAGAGAGAAGCTCGGCGCAAGTTGAGCACTCAAGAGCCTGTTGGTGTCGGCTTCGGCGAAAGAGATAGCTACGGCCCTGATGAGTCCTGGGACACGAAGGATCCAATCACGTATACACCCGTCCCAAAGTACTACACAAGTTATAGAAGTTCTGCACCCCAGCTTGGTAGGCCTCAGTAGGAGGTAGGTAGTAAAGGAACCCTAAAGCCTTAGTGTGTCTTATCTTCTGTAGCCGTTCGTCGTCTACAAGAAGTCTTGGTTTCTCACTCAATATGCAGAGAGGGAAGTCAAAACCGATCCGTTGCGTGGAGAGAAGAGCTACTTCTGTAGAGGTCAGAAAAATCAGAGCTTGATCGAACTCCTGTCTGATCCATTTTCGATGCGCTTCTTCAAGCCACACGCGTTGTGCTGACTTTTTAAATTGATGAGTCTTCTCGTAGAGGAGTTTGCTTGAGGGCTGCTGTGCTTTAAAGAGAATCTCCCTTGGTGGGAATAAATAAACGTTTTTGGCTTTCCATTCCTGGAATAGTCCGTTGTTCTCCCTGGTGAAGTACCGGTTTGCCTGAACGATTTGATTGGCGTTGTGGCTTGAAGCAGGGTCTAGATCAATCTCGCCTCCGAATAACGCCGCAGCTACGGCAACGATCTCGGGAGGCGAGACGAAGTCTTTAGTAGATAAGTCCGTTTTTGAACTCATCAATCCGAGTGTTCGCTTCCTTCGGGTCCAGGATGTGGAGAGCTACGCCGCTGCCTTCAATTAGAGCCACGAGGGCTAAGTCGCCTTCGCTCTCCTTCTCGATGAACTTAATGATTTTCTCGAACATGGCGCTGGCTTCTTCGTGACACATTTCCTGCGCCACAGCAAGATCGCTTTCGAGATCTACGATTGTCAGGTACCTGCTCTTCTCCGGGTCGGTCGGGTTGAAGATAAGGATTCCTCGACCCAGAGCATTCTGGTTCTCAAAGAACAGGCGGGTGATGTCCGCGATGATGGTGCGTGCGACACCAGCGGCGATCATGTTCTCCGTTTCGTTGCCACCAAAGAGGGTCTTGATGAGCTGTTTAGCTCTACCGGATAGATCAGACATTCTTGAAACCCTCCCAGGCAGAGTCGATGATCGCCTGTGCATCGTATAGGAATTTAGCGCTGTTGTTATCTGATGGGTCTAGTTTGCAGTAGTGTTTACCCTCCACTAGACCCGACGCACCCTTCGAGGCGATTCCCTGGTGAATCAACTTGTCGATCGCCACTGAGGGGATATTCAGTCGTTGCGTAATAACTTTTTTTGACACAAACGCCGTGGTCCTCCTGTGCTCCCCACTTGTGCTGGCGAGGAGCTGAAGGGAGACGTCAATGCTCTGAAGTGCTTTCAGGATTTCCTTGATTTCTCGGATGTTGGTGTCCATGTGAAAAAGCATGAGGGCTCCCCTTGACCACCAAGCGCTTGGCAGTCTGAGCGACTTAACGCCGAGCCGGAAACGACAAAAACGGTACTCGGACCCTCAGGTGTCAGCGTGGTCGTTGTTACACGTTGACGTAACTAGTTTAAAAGAGCTTCTGCTTGCTCAACAAAGTCTTTAGGATCTTCGATTAGCAATTTAATGAGTCTCTTAACTCTCTTGTCGAGACTCAGCTCTTCTGGTTGATTTTTGATTAGCCAGTAAGTCAAAGCGTTTAAAACGTATAGGTGCGTTTGCTTTGCTTTCAGAGCACCTATGCGCCACTTCTCGAAGTCAAACGTGGAGTTGTGACGAGAGTTACCCGTCCGGAGCTCGAGTTCGCGTACCTCGAGCTGTAAGTCGATGTCTTTGAGCGTGAACTCTAATGCGCTGATTCTCGCTCGGCAGTCTCGGATCGAAGTCGGTTGTTCGTGATTTTCATAGATCCAAAAAGGAAGATTTTCAATGACGTACTCGGAGTCCCAGAGGTTTGGCTTGGGTTCCGGTTTGACCTCAGACGTATTCGAGCGTTCTGAGTATTTCGGAGACAAGTAGGTGTTGATGACCATTTAGGCAATAGAGAACATGCTGTTCAAACCGAGTCCTAACAACAAGGTCAAGACGCCTCAGTTGATCGAGCTGTGAGCGCGTGGTGTTTAAGGATTGCCCGAGAGCTTCAGCGAGCGCACTGATCTCTACAGGTTGAATGCACTGTAACTCATAAACTAAGTGTGCGAGCTTAGCTGCTGCTCTTTTTCTGTAAGCACGCGTCTGATCGATCTCTCTGAAAGTTCGACTGAGTACTTCTCGCGCAAGAGTCTCCGGATGGTTGGCCTGGAGACGCCAGCCTTGTACAGCTGACAGATCACTGAGCGCGTCTGCTTCGAAATTTTCTGAGCGGGGGCGGAGGTCAGGCATAAATGGTGAGGGTTTATACAGTCAGCATCGTTGCAGCTGGTGCGCACGTAGTCACAGGATCTTAATTGTGTCTTATGGAACCTTTCGTAAATGAAACGACGGGTGCTGACGGAAGCCTGTCGTTCGGTGTCCCTGCAGAAACCCAGATCATCGGGTAACAACAAGCAAGCGTGCCGATCGAAGCTGGTCCTGTTGCGCTCGAGCCAAGCTCTGAGGAGACCGCTTTTCCCTCGAGCAGCCTCGTATTCGTCTCTACAGACCTCGCAAGCGCGTAAGAGGTCGTTGGGGAGGCGTACCCGCTGCATCAAGGGCTGGGGGACGACGATCGGGTTCGACCGTGTGCAGCGGCAGCGCCAGACCACTACTTCTTGAAAGTGCTCGACCTGCCAGTGATCTAGGTGCTCTACGGACTCAGGGATACCCGTGGGCGGGGCTGAGTTTGCAACTGCAGGGTCAAGGTCGAGCAGACCCAGCAAAGCAACAGCACGAACGTCAAAAGCCATGAGAACCGTGCGTCTCCATGACGATCTTAGCAAACCAGTGACCTCTAATACGTCCATAGGTATAGGACTCACCGTAAGTCTCGGTGAGACTGCGCTGAGGACGCTCTGCAAGGGCACAGAGAGCATTAAGCACACAGAAGGGTAGGCACACTCAAAAACCCTAAAAAAATCATCTTTTTTCTAATAGGACTTTGACCGTCATTTGCCCTCAGGTTAGCGGCTTTTAAAAGTTCCCTTTGATCGGTCACTTGAAGGCGCTTTTTCGACGCTGTTACCACTAAGACACTTTATATATAAATAAAGCACTCGAATTTAGATAAGTTAAATACTCTCAATTAAGGGGCAATTGCCGGTCAGCACGGAACTCTAGAGACTTTTTTTCAAGGAGAATTTTTTCAGACGACCCCGTGGATGAGCTGACCACCATATAGTTTGGTAAACTTTAAAGAATTATTCAAGCGTCCATGACCAAGACAACGCTAAAGCCGCCTCGAGAACTTACTTGGGAAGCCTTGCGTCGAAGAGCTTCTGCACTCGGGGTGCCCGCCTGGAAACTTGCTGAAGAGCTCGCTTCCCATGAACGTAATGGTGAACTTATCTTCTTGGACTTCTCCGGTAACTGAGGCCGAACTCCCTAGTTTGGTCTTTTGTTGTATCTGTAGAATTTATTCTTGCGCAGACATCCGCTAAAGTAGTGGATACGGAGGGTTTTGTATTTTAATGCCTGAAATCAACTCACCTCCCTGTCCGACACACGGTGTTTTTCCCCGCGCTCTTCACTCCGAGAGTTTCGAGGGCATCGTCACCGTCATTGAAGAAATCATTGCAACTGTAAGCGGTGTGGGAACCTCAAGCTACTCTCGATGCCCTTACGGCTACCCCTGGAATTTTGAAGGCGTAGTTCGAGCTTTAGAAGACTTAAATACGAGTATTAGCGGAATATCGGGAGGAGGAGCTGCCGGTAGTGGGATTGTTGCTGGCTCTGGTATTTACATCACTCAGAGCGGTACGTTTGAAGTCATCAACGCAACGGTTGTTTCCGCTTCTGGCATCACGTACACAGCTGGCTCCGGTATTTATCTTTCTGACGGCGGCACTAAGTTCAATCTTTATGCCGAAGGTGAAGGCACTGTCACCGTCAGCTATAGCGGAAGCATGGCTGTCATTAGTGGCACCGAGAGTGCTGCTGGAGGCGGCGCTTCCGTAACCGTTTCTGGGGAACCCGGCTCCAACTACTCGACTGGCGACCTCTGGTTCGATACCAACGAAGGTCGTCTGTTTGTCTATGCGAGCGGAGGCTCGGTCTCCGACCCCGCGTGGTACCAGACGAATGCGGAAGCAATCGCATCCAAGGGAGAGGCACCGCCTTCTGGCACTGGCTTGAACGCGCCGCCTCGAGACGGCTCCATCTGGTTCAACAGCCTGATGGGATCGTTGTTCGTTTACGACGCAACGACCAGCGGCTGGTACGAAACCGGACCTTCCCGCAGCTTTGCTTACGGACCTGCTGCTCCTGCTCCGAGTACTCAGGGTGCTGGTTGGTTCGATTCCTCTACAAACCGCCTGAAGGTTTGGGACGGTTCGACCTGGACTGATCTTGACATCGATGGAGGTGTGGTCTGATGCCTAACTTTCAACGTCTAAAACGCACCGCTTCCGGGGTTTTTACGGGGGATCCTGCTATTGGTGAGTTGATGCTCGATACGCCCTCGGGCTATCTGTACACGACTCGAGACGATGGTGCGCTTGTCCTTATCAATAACGGGATACCTGGTCCTACTGGTCCTAGTGGCGCTGTGGGTCCCAGTGGTGCTGCAGGTACTGACGCTACGCAGCGTTACTTTTTAAACGCTTTTGACACGACAACTCAGACAAACCTCTCAGCAGCCTCCGGTAACGCCTTCACATACAACACCACTGTTGACTCTCGTGGCGTCGCAGTGGTGTCTGGTTCGATGATCCAGGTAGCGAACTCGGGCGTTTACAACATTCAATTCTCTGCTCAGCTCGAGAAAAGTAGTGCTAACAAAGAGGATGTTGATATCTGGTTAAGCAAGAACGGTGTAGGTGTGCCTTGGAGTGCAACCACTATCGTTGTCGAAGGCTCTTCTGATCGTCAGGTAGCTGCTTGGAACTTCTTGTTAAGCATGGACTCCAATGAGTTTGCAGAGCTTTACTGGCACTCAGATGATCTGAATGTTGTTGCACTTGCTGCAAGTGGGCACGCAGTTCCAGCACATCCCGATATTCCGAGTATCATCCTGACCGTCAACAACGTCGATTGATGTCTAAGCCCAAGAACGTCCAGCTAATCGAGCGCAAACCGAAAAAGACTCGCCAGGGACAGGGAAGGCACAGCCTGGCAAATCACGGACGTAAAAAATCTCGTGGTCAAGGAAAAGGCTAAAATTATAAATAGTTAGTGCGCTGCGATGGCTATTGCGAGTTTTAGGGCTGGTGAAACCATCGCAGCTGGTGATGTTGTTTATGTCAGCTCGAATGGCCTGACCTACAAGGCCAGTGGTCTGAATTTGACGCAGGCCAGCGTTGGTGGCGTTGCGATTGATGGCGGTAGCGTCGGTTCCCTCATCCGTGTCAACGTTGATTCTCTCTATGAGGGTCTCAGCGGTCTGACACCTGGTGAGTACCAATACCTCTCTATTACTACCTCAGGTGCTCTTGTTGACTATGCAGCATGGTCTGCTGAGTTGGCAGGTATCAGTGCTGATGGGTACCTCACAAACGTCGGTCGTGCAACAAGTACGACGAGCGTGGCTGTAGAGATTGAACCACCGGTTTTGGTCGTTAACCCAACGTCATCCGGCAGCTGATATGACCACTCTTATTGGCCTTACTGCGATCGGTCTTGGTTACTTAGTAGCCTTTAGTCTTCTAGCGATTAATCCTCGCGACGACGACTGAATTTGAGAGCTCAGTTATAATTTAAATACTGAAGTCCGCGCTCTAAGATGACAGAAAGAGCCATATTTAATCGTCGTTATACGGACTTCACGCCCGGCGGCACTCAGGTCTGGTTAGTCAACGGTGCTGGTGTAACCACTAGCGTCGCATCGACTCAAGAGTTCACCGCAGGCGCGAACCTGATTCAGGGTGAAGTCGTGTACGTCAGTGGCGTATATGCACTGCCCGCATCCGCCGCTAGCGGCGTGGCGTCTGAGCAATATCAAGCCATCGGTATCACCGCCGCTGCTGCGACAGCCTCGAGCACCGTGGCTGTGAACCTTGATGATATCGCTGTTGTTAGTGACGCCAATATCACCGCTGATTCGGTCCTTGTCCCCGGTCAGTACTACTACTTGTCCCAGTACGACGGACAACTAACCCGTTTCAGCACTGCATCCGGCACGGTTACACAAGCCAGCGGTTACGCAGCACTCGTCAATCTCGGTTTAGCGCTCAGCACCACCGAGCTGCACGTCGAGATTCAGCCCCCTGTGGACCTCTTCAGCTAGGTCTCTTTATTACTGAGGTTCTGCCATGGTCACCCGTCGCCCGCTTGTTGTTCAGGATGGTTTTGTCGCTGAACTTCCTGTCGGCGATACGGTAGCTGCTGGAACCTCGACGACTGAAGTTGTTGCTGGTAGTGGTTTAGTCGGCGGTGGTTTGGTCTCGAGTAGCCCTCGCGTTGATTTCGCTCTAGCTGCAAATCCCAGCGGGATTATTTACGTCGGTGACTCACTGGGTATCGACGGCGCTGCCCAGGTTTCTGCTGATACTGCTTTAGCCAGTGGTTCAGCCGCTGCAGTCTTGGCTGATTCGGCGCTGGCTAGCGGTAACGCGTCTTTGGTGACGGCGTCTGCTGCACTTGCTTCGGGTAACGCTGCGCTGGATTTAGTTCCGACCCTCGGTGGCGGCGGTACGGTTGCTGAGTTCACAGCTGCGAGTGCTATTGCGTCTGGGTATGTTGTTGGTGTTGATGACGCCGGTAAAATTCAAGCTGTTGTCAGTGGCAACCCTCTGCTAAATGGCAAAAACAATGTATTAGGTATCGCACAATCTACAGTTTCTAGCGGATCACTTTGCACTGTTAACTTACCGGGGACTCTGTACAACGACCCAGCCGCAAGTTTGACGACTGGCGCTTTTTACTACGCCGACCCGACCACAAGTGGCGTCACAACAACTTCGACCAAACCGACGCCGTGGGACGGCCAAGTTCCTTGGAATTACATCGGTCGCGCTGTGACTTCGAGCGGTTTAATGCTGCTTAAGTCTATTTAACCCGAGTTAGAGTATCTTTAGGAACTGATCAGTCATGGTAGCTCGTCGCCCTGTCGTTGTTATTAGCGGTCAGCGGACTGAGCTACCTCCCGGTGACTCGATTGTTGGCGGTTCTGTAGGTACTCTGACCGCTGGCAGTGGTTTAGACGGCGGCGGTGATTTATCGAGTACAACCGAGACAAATGTGTCGCTGGCACCGAATCCCAGCGGCCTGATTTTTGTTGATAATAAGTACCTGGCGACTGATGGTGTCGCACAGCGCACTGGTGAAACCGCTTTAGCTAGTGGTAACTACTCCCTGGCCGCTGGTACTGCTGCACTAGCGAGCGGTATTGCTGGCAGTTCGCTGGCTGCTACGGCGTTGGCTAGTGGTAACGCTGCACTGGCTGATATTACTGCGATTCCCGGCGGCACGATTGAGACTTTTACGGCTGCTAGCGCGGTTGCGTCTGGTTACGCCGTGGGTTTGGATGATGGTGGGAGTGTGCAGAGTGTTAGAGGTTTAACTGTTGACAACACAAACCCCGTTGCCTTTGGTTCTCCTACAGTCTTTGCATCTACAAACGATATTGTTGCACAAATAGATACCGCATACGACGCTACTAACCAACGTGTCGTTGTGGTTTATAGAGGGAACACAACTACTCGTTATGGTCAATCGATTGTAGGGACTGTTTCTGGTAGTTCAATCTCGTTCGGTACTCCTGTAGTCTTTAATTCAGGCATTACAAACTATATAACTTGTTCGTATGATTCATCTTCTTCTAAGATCCTCATAGCGTATCAGGACGAGTCTGATACAGATAATGGTAACGCTATTGTAGGCACTGTATCCGGTACGTCTATTAGTTTTGGTAGTGAAGCAACTTTCTCTACAGGAAATGTAGATTATCTAACTTCAAGTTTTGATAGTGTTAATAATAAATTTGCTGTTAGTTATCGCGACGCTAATTTTTCAAACTACGGTCGTACTGTTATAGGTACAGTTTCTGGTACATCCATTTCTTTCGGCAGTCCTGTTAATTTTACTTCGTATGTCTCGTATTACTTTGCGTCCACGTTTGACTCCACTTCAGGAAAACTTGTTGTTGCTTACACTAGAGACACTCCCCAGAGTGTAGAGTGCGTCGCTGGTACTATTAGCGGTACATCTATTACATTTGGGTCCCCAGTTTCTGCTGGAAGTGGCTCTAATTGTCGGTATGAAACAGTTACTCATGATAGTACTCTAAATAAACTGATCCTTACCTATTTTATAGATAGTGTTGGTTATACGAGAACAGGATCTTTATCTGGGACTACTATCACTTTAGACGCAGCTTCAACTCTTTCTTTCATCCCTCAAAGCACTGATTCTTTGTTTGACAGTTCATCAGACAAATATGTTCTTGTTTATCAAGGTACTTCGAACTACGGAACAATAGCTATCGGCACTAACAACGGTAGTTCAATATCTTATGCAACACCTACTGTATATAAATCTGCTGGTTCGTATCCAAATGTTGTTTGTTTAGACACAGCAAATAATGTTCCTGTAATTTCGTATATCTTACCAGGTACCTCTACGGGAGAAAGTATAGTTGTTTCCGGTCAGTTATTTAGTGAAAATTACTTCCCCACCATCTCCTCCCAAAACAACTTCATCGGTATCGCCCAAACCACAGCAGCCAGTGGTTCAGCAGTTCAAGTCCGTTTACCTGGATCATACGACCAGAACAACACTGGTTTAACCCCCGGCGCTGTGTATTACGTCAATCCCACCACAAGTGGATTCACCACAACCGCGACCCAACCGAGCGCGTGGTCAGGTGCAGTCAACTGGGGTCCAATTGGTCGGGCGGTTAATTCGACAACATTATTGCTGACCGACATGATTTAGTCGGTTAAAGTACTTTAGTGCTCTAGAGCCCCATGAAGACCATTTGCCGCCTTGCGGACTTTTCAGTCCCCAACGTCAGTCTCTACCTGTTTGAAGACGCCAAGCCTGTGTCGATTGAAGCCGATCGCACCGTGGTTGGCGACCCCGCAAGTCCTGATCTGATCATCATGGACTGCACCACGGCTAACTGCGTGATGCATGAAGGTGTTACTGATCCCGCCGATTGGTTCGGTTGGAAGTACACCTACACCGACGCCGATGGTTGGGTTCTGAATCCTGATTGGGTCGATCCTCGTACTCAAAGCTGAGTCAATCGGATAAAATAAAGTTAACTAGGCGGTAGAAATGGCTGAGAAACTTCCTCTGGTTTATGTAGACGGAGGACTCAGCCAGCTGCCGCCTGGTGACTCCATCGAAGGTGTTCAGTTTGGCACGCTAACTGCTGGTAGCGGTTTGGTTGGTGGTGGCGACCTGAGTACTGGTAATAAAAGACTTGATGTTGCACTGGCTTCCAACGCTAGTGGTGTGATTTTTGTCGGTGACGCCATTGGTCTCGATGGTGTCGCTGAAGCTACGGCTACTGAGGCGCTGGCTTCTGGTAACGCTGGTTTGGTTCTGGGTGAAACTGCGCTTTCGAGCGGCGTGGTTGCTCAGGGTGAAGCTGCAACTGCACTTGCTTCTGGTAATGCTGCGTTAGAAGCTGCGGTTAATTTTGTCGGCAGTAGTTCGCTTGAGTTGACTGCTGCTAGCCCGATCAGTATTGGGTCCGCTGTGGGTTTGGATGATACTGGAAGTGTTCAGGCTATTAGAGATGTAGAAGATATTGATAGTACTGACCCAGGTTCTCCTGTTGTGTTTAATAGCGCAAGGAGTGATCCTACTTCTATAATTTACGATCCTGACAACGATAAAGTTTTAATTTCTTATCGTAATGCTGGATCTACCAGTGACGGAGAATCGATAGTAGGAACTGTTTCGGGAACTTCAATTAGTTTCGGTACGCCTAGTACTTTTGAGACCGGGACGGTATCTCTTAATTATTTAGTTTCCGTTTACGATACCGCTAATAATGCGACTGTTATCGCTTATGAAGACACAAGTAACTCCAGTTACGGCACCGCTGTTGTTGCCACTATTTCTGGCACTTCCGTTTCCTTCGGTACTCCCGTCGTTTTTGAGTCTTCTGCTACGACTCACATTGCTATTGCTTTCGACTCTACGAGTAATCAAGTTGTTATCGGCTATAGCGGCATAGGAGGACTGACCGATGGTGGCGCCGTGGTCGGCGCTGTATCCGGAACTTCGATATCCTTTGGTACCCCTGTAACGTTTGAGACTGAGGGTACGTCTTATATATCGGTTGTTTACGATCCAGTTAGCGATAAATCAGTCTTTCTTTATCGAAGTGCTTCTGGACCAGCTGGATACGGAATAGTAGGCACTGTCTCAGGGACTTCCATCTCTTTTGGTACCCGAGTTTTACTTGTTTCTAGTTCAATTACATGGACCTCAGGAGTCTTTGATTCTACTAATAATAAAGTAGTGTTCTTTTATTCAGTATCGAGTGATAGTTATGGTGTAGTAGCTACCGTATCTGGTACAACCGTTTCTTTTGGCACTCCTGTACAATTCGCGAACTCCAGCCGAGCAGATTGTTTTGCGACCAACAGTGCCTATAGTCCTTATGCTGACCGGATTGCTCATTTCTACCAAGACACAGCTAATTCTAATTATGGAACCGTAATACTTAGCTCTGTATCGGGAACATCTTTATCTTTCTATTCTCCTATTGTATTTAGTTCAGCTGCTACCTATTTTCCCTCCACAGCTTACGACACGGTTACTGACAGTTTTGTCACTTCTTATAGAGATGGAGGAAATTCAAATTACGGGACAGCTGTAGTGAGTCCTTTTGGGACCAAGACCATCCCGACCGTTTCAGCTCAAACTAATTTTCTCGGTGTATCCCAAGCCACCGTGGCAAGCGGAACCAACCTCAACGTTTTGCTTCCTAGGGCTATTGACACAAACCAGACTGGCTTGACCCCCGGCTCTTTTTACTATGTTGACTCCACGGTCAGCGGATTTACAACTGCATCCGGTCAGCCTTCAACATGGTCTGGTGCATACAACTGGGGTCCTGTCGGTAAAGCCGTGTCGTCTTCTGGTCTCTTACTCCTTAATCCCCTTTAATTTTTTAACGGTTAGTCCCAATTACTGACTTAGAATAGATGCAGCCGCACTCACATTTGTGAGCGAACGGGACCTTTTATTTGATCTGAGTTGTTTACAAAAAAGATGCGCTAGAAAAAAATTTCGACGACAGATCTTAGATGAGTGGGGTTTCTGCGCTTATTGCGGCAGGTCCAAACCCACAACGCTCGATCATGTTGTCCCCAAGGCCAACGGTGGGACGACAACCAAGCAAAATCTTATTGCTGCTTGTGGAGCTTGTAATCTTGAAAAGAGCTCACACAGTTGGTTCGAGTGGTACAGAGCTCAAGACTTTTGGACTCCAGATAGAGAAGATCGGATTCTGCGCTGGGTGAATCAGCCAGAACCCGATCTTTTTCCTTTATTACCGGTTCACTTACCGATGGTACCTATGGCCGCTTAGTTATTTCTTAGCGGTTTTTGTCACCACGCCGCCGATAATCTCGATCACGCGGTAGATCTTGCCATAGATCTCGTCGTCTTTCGGCGTGGGCGTTGCGTTAACAACTGCGAGGCAGAGCAAGTGAAGTGCACCTGCGATGCCAGCGACTTCTGCCCAGTTGTTGAGGAGATAGTCGATCATTTTGAGGTCCTGTATCTATTAAAATTATACGAGCGCCTGTATCAGTATGCCAGCGATCCTTGAGGATGCCGTCAAAAGCATCATGAAAGAAAATCCGAAGATGGATAAGTCCTCGGCTTATGCTATCGCCACTAAATCTCTTCAAAAATCGGGTGATTTAAAAGAAGGTACCGTTGAAGCGACTAAAAAAGGTGACCGCCGTGGTGAGATGTCAAAAGCAGATCGCGCGAAGGCTCGCGCTCGGAAATATAAAAAGGAGCGTAAAATGAAAGATAACTCGTCCATGCGCTGACTGTGTCAAGCTACCTGTTTACTTCTGAACTTGATTTAAACAAATATCTTCAGGGGCTAGACGGCGGGCGCCCTAGCAATCCCTTTGAACGTAGAAAGGTACGACAATTAGAAAGACAGATAAAAAAAGACCGGAAAAACTTCGATCCCCCTGTATTTCCGAGGGGGGAAATGCTCGGTCCCGACGGTAATCCATATGTTCGGCCAAAAGGGATCCCGGACGAGGGTCCCACCGATCAAATTACTCGCGGTAACACACCCACTGATAGGCCAAGTGGCCGACCAGAAGGGCTCCCCGATGATGCCCTTCAACAGAGTAAAGTTGAAGACCTTCGGCAAGAAAGAAGGCGTCGTGCGAAAAACCGCGCCAAAGTATTTAAGACGGTACGTAGAAAAAGGCGTAACACTTCAGGCGAAACTAATGGCTGAAGTTGCTAAGAAGAAACACCCTGAAAAATGGGCTCGAGCTGTAGCGAAGGCCCGCAAGAAACTCGGTGGCCACAGCGCACGTGCGATGCAGTTGGCAACAAAAATATATAAAGAGTCTGGTGGCGAGTACGAAGGTAAGAAATCAAGTAAAAATAAGCTTTCTAAATGGAGTCGTGAAGATTGGCAGACTAGAGAAGAGTACGAGAAAGATAAATGAATGAGGAGGACCTAGAGGAGCTTCAGGAGAGAGTACAGCAGATGCGAAACTCTCTTTTATTTGAGGAACCTTGTCCCCTTTTTGAGCCTTTTGAGGAAGAGGAACTCCATGGCTGATTTAGCACGCGAAAAAGGTCGTACTGAGCGATACCTACCTAAAGCCGCCTGGGCAGCCATGTCGGCTGAGGAGCGTCGTGCGACTGACGAGAAGAAAAAACGGGCCACCCGTGGCAAACCCGTTAATACTCACGTCGAAAATACCGAAGTAGCTAAGCGTGCGGGTCGGAAAGCTCGTGCTTGGAAGCGTTCCAAGGAGAAGTGAGGCGCATAGAACCTCCCAGTAATTCTTGGGCTTTAGATCCGTCAGGAGTGCTCTCGCTGTAGATGGGTTTTTGCTTCGCTTTTTGTTCCGCATCCCACGCAGCATGTAAGTCGGCGATCTGTTCGTCTACCTCCTGCATGACTACTTCTGCTCTAAATGCACACCAGTCATCTAGACAGTATTTAAGAATTTTTTGAATTAATGGGTTTCGTTTTAATGGATAAAATCGACAGAGGAAGATAATCAGCTCGTAAGTGAGGGCATTGAACTTGTTGTACATGAACTAGAATTTAATTAATAAGGTTGTCCGACTCTAGCCATGGCAGAAACTACTTTCAACCGTGAGTTAGGTGCTGCGCCTGCTGGTATTACCCGGTTTGGCCAAATCCGTACTAATGATGGTCTGAACGTAACTGTCGATTCCTATCGGGCTTTCGCAGGCGACGGCAAGTATCCCCTCTCGGACGTTTACACGGTTACCTACGGAAGCACCGGCACTGCTACTTTCCTTCTCGACGCAGAGGCTTTTGGGGTAAGCGGCATCACAGTCGTTGGCTCCGATGGAGTCGAAGATGGGACCGCAAAAGCACCTAAGATGACTCGTCGTCAGAGCAGCGGCGTGGCCTTCTCCGTCACTTCCGGAGATACAGCTACTGTCTATGTTCACCGAACTGATCGCAGCGCTTCTGAGTATCGCGTGACAATTTTGGTTGCTTAATTTATAAAAAATTCAGTTAATTTACGCCCAGTCTCTGTCAAAGTATTTGAGGCTGGGCTTTAAAAAATGACCCTCTCCCAACGTGGGTTAGACCTTATTAAAAAGTTTGAGGGTCTTCGTCTTACTGCGTATAAGTGTGTTGCTGGAGTCGATACCATCGGCTATGGGCATACAGGTTCTGACGTAAAACCTGGAATGAGAATTACGCAGGAGGAGGCCGAGAGACTCCTGTGGAAAGATACTGAAAGCGCTCAGCAGGCTGTACATAGCTTTGTGAACGTCAAGCTAAATCAAAATGAGTATGACGCTTTAGTCTCTTTTGTATTTAATGTTGGACCTACAGCTTTTATTCACAGCACGTTACTCAGGCTGCTCAATGGAAATGCTGACCGTAAAATTGTCGCGGCGGAGTTTGCCAGGTGGGTGAAGGCTGGGAGTGACAAGCCTGTTCCCGGTTTGGTCCGCCGACGTCAGCACGAAAAAGCTCTATTCTTGGAGAAGATTAAGCACCCTCTCTTGGGAAAATCGATCCTCGCCAAGCGCGACACGTGGCTTAAGCGTAAGCCCGTCGACTCTTCCAAGCTTGAAGCCGAGGAGAAGCTTTTTGTACCTAAGGGAGCCGCGTGGCAGTGGACCGAGATTCGCATGTATGCGGGCGAATCGCACCAACGCGTATTTCTTGAGCAGCAACCAGACAAGGAGTGGTGGTTCTGGCCTGATCACTGGAAGGTTATTAATGATGTTGATACACCTAGTGATAAACCCTCCGTCTCGTCTGACATCAAGCTGACTGTTCCCTATTACTCCCAGAGAGACAACTACAGAGACGCCAACCGAACCTGCTTTTCTAGTAGCTGCGCCATGCTTTTGAGTTGCCTCGATCCTGAGGCGATTGAAAATGATGACGACTATATCCGGGAAGTCTTTAAGCTTGGTGATACTACAGACGCTTCAGTTCAAGTCAAAGCCCTCGCCTTATTCGGCGTGGAAGCCCAGTTCTCGACGAGAGGTGATTGGGGCTCCGTTGAATCCCAGCTCGAGAAGGGTATTGCTGTTCCCATCGGAATCCTTCACCACGGTACGGTCGACCACCCGAGCGGTGGAGGACATTGGATTTGCGTAGTAGGTGTGACGTCAGATAAATCTAAGTTCTGGGTACACGACCCTTGGGGTGAGCTTGATCTAGTCAGCGGTACTTATGTCAGCTCTGATGGCAACTACAAGCTCTACTCCAAAAAGAATCTTGAGCCGCGTTGGATGGTCGAAGGTGACAAATCTGGCTGGTTTATGAAGGGTCAGTAATAAGCGCCTCGAATCCATTAAGCTGGCTCTCTGTCTCAACCCCGCCATGGCTGCTGTCTACTTCGATTATCAAGAGATTCTCGATAATTGGAGCGTCGAGTCTGAACAAGCAAAAGCTGACTTCCTCGATGCGTTGTATGAGTTCTATGGCTGTAACGATGGGCTCTATACAGGACTTTGGGAGCGGTATAAGAATGATATTGCCGAGTTCGGCAGAGACATGGTCGTTCGCCGTGGCTATAAAGTTGTCGACCTTTTTGCTCTGGGATTAGAATCATAGAAAACTAAACCCGTGGCTCAGGATCGAGACTACTCTAAAGAGTACCGTGAGCACGGAGGTACAGAGAGACAAAAGAAAAGACGCGCCGCTAGAAATAAAGCTCGACGATTTATGGAGCGTAACGGTCGTGCTCGAAAGGGAGATGGAAAGGAAGTAGACCATAAAGACTTCAACCCTGAAAATAACTCTCCCTCAAACCTCCGTATGGTTAGTAAGGAAACTAACCGCGAAAAACAACCTAAACGCAGTTAGAATCTAATCATGGAAGGTCAACAGTTCTTACAGCGCCCAGGTGGACTTGGTCCCATGGCTGCTCGTGTCAAGCCTCTGGGTTCTCTCGCAAGCGAGATCCCAGGCCTCTACACCAACACGCCTGAAGCGATCGATTTACGTCGGTCTTCTTCGCTCGATAATGTCAATCGAGTTACGTCGCAATATCAACGCGATCGTGGTGAGTATGTGAGATCTGCTGTCGGTCCCACTAACTATCAAGAGGGTAATATTATGCCTTCTAACGAGATCACCGGTCTGCCTGGATATAACCACCGTGACTCCCTGGTGATGCCAGAGCGAGCTGCAGACCTGTCTAAGGCTCAATATCTTGTTGACACAAGCAACTCGATGGATCCCAATCTGCGTGCGCAGATGCAGATCCTGACTTCACTGCCTCAGCAGAATTTCTTAAATGCTCCGGATCCCGCAGCATCTCTGATGTCGATGGACTTCAGAACTCCTGGTTCGTTGCCCCTCCAGCTCCCCACTAAAGGCAAATGATGACTCGGGAGACTGATAATGTTCGCATGGCGGGCATGAAGCTCGGTTGGGGTCCTGCCGATTTAGCTCGAATGGTGTCAAATCCCAGCGAAATCACTGCTAGGCTGCGCTATAGCCAGACGTTCCCCCGCAGCTAATGCAGCTTCACACTGCTGATCTGGATTGGATCACACCAGAAGCTGAAAAAGTTATTGCGAGGCACGCCAGGGTATCTACTAAAGACCCTGATCGTGAGGAGTACGAGAATCTTTTAACTTACTGTATCAAGCACGCACACTGGAGCGTCTTCGAGCAAGCATCTGCGAGTTTTGAAATATCAACAACTAGAGCAATCTCACCACAAATCTTGAGACATAGAAGCTTTGTATTTCAAGAAGCTTGTATTACAGGGGACTCCCTCATTTCTTTTGAGTTGCCTCACGGACATACAAAAAATAAAAGAAGCCACTACACAAGATCTATTTCATACTTATATGATAGGTTTCATTTTGGGGCAGCACCTATAAACTCCCGGTGGGACTCAGAAAATAAACGTAGAATCCCACTAAAAGATCGAATTCAAAATATGCGTATTCGAGTCTTCGATCAGAACACTAACGAGTTCATAACTAGCAATATAGTAGATATATATAAAACTGGCGTTAAACCATGTTATGAAATTAAATTCTCTAATGGCAAAAAAATAAAGAGTACACTAGACCACAAATTTTTAACTAAAAGTGGGTTTGCCCCTCTTAAAGAAATACTAGATTTACGAGTGACTTCTAATAATACTGTCGCCATCCCTATCGAACGTGCGGACATACTATTTGCTACTAACGGAGTACCTGTTTACTCTCATCCAGACAAAGCTTACGATTTGTCGAATATAGAAGTTCTCTGTAAAGAGTGTCATTCTCGTACACATGGTACTGAAGGTCATCGTGTTGAATGGAGGCATCGTAGTAGTGGTAATAAATTGACTGCGCGTTGGACTACCGTGGAGTCTATTACTTATCTAGGGTTACTAGATACTTATGACTTAGAAGTAGATCACGACTCTCATAACTATGTCGCAAACGGTGTAGTTGTTCACAACTCTCAGCGCTATTGCAACCCAAATGAAACTCTAGATATTGAGGAGAAGCCTTTTCAGTTTGAACTTCGGTTTCAAGCTCAAAAGAATCGGCAGAGCAGCGTCGATCGTCTGCCGGTTTACATGTGTGAGTCGTTCTGGGATCGTTTAGAGATCGTCGATAGTCAGATCCAAGGACTGTACAACGAGATGCTTGAAGCCGGCGTGGCGCGTGAGTGCGCACGTAATATCCTTCCTTTGTATACACCGACTCGTATGCACATGAGTGGCACAGTGCGTAGTTTTATACATTATGTAGGTTTACGCGGCAAGGAAGATACCCAGAAGGAGCATCGTCAAATTGCTCGTTCAATCGGGTATCGTCTAGCTCGTGAGCTCCCAGATATCATTAAAGCTGTGAAGGACTCTAAAGATTCTTCACTCAAAGGCTGGGATTTTATTCGTTACGCGCCGAACTAATGGTATTTTTCTAAAATGATTTTGGGTTAGACTTTTTCTAGAGTAGTTTTAATGATGTCGCGAGATTGGAGTACAGCTAGAGAGTTTGGACGCTCGATGCAGAGCCTCCACCTCCTTCAGGGAGCTAATTCTGGAGATCTTAGCGGCGACGACATTCTCTTTTTGTTGAATGTCAATGAGATTCCGGCAGATGCTCAGCCCAAAAAAGTTACCATAAGCGGACTCGCAGATGCTTCTGGACCTTTTGTTGTTGCTGGCTCAAACACTCAAATTCAATATAATGATAACGGTGATTTTGGTGCTAGCTCTGACCTGACCTGGGACGACAGCGCCAAAGAGCTAGGCGTTGGTGGCGACATCAACCTTGATGACGGCGGCACCTACGAAACCACCGTGCAGGTGGTCACACCTACTGCTAACCGCACGATCAGCTTCCCGGATGCAACCGGAACTGTCGCATTAGTTGCTGGGTCTACTGGGCAAGTTA